GGGAGGAGGTCGTATTAGAATACGCTAAAAAATCATGGCAGATTATCAAAAGAAACATGATACAACTTACGAAGGCAATCTACTTGCTGAAAAAGATACGCCCCCTATCGAAACTTGCAACCTAGATAAGAAATTAAATCGCAGACAAAGAATATTCATTTGGACTGCTGTTAATAATCCTAGACTATCTTTGATTGAGTCGGCAGCGAAAGCTGGCTATAAGGATCCACGTCAAGCTGCAAACAAACTCATGAGCAATCCTCTGATTAGATCCGAATACAACTACCTAATGAATGAAGTTAAGAAAAAGTATGAACTGAATTATGATCGTGCCGTACAAGACCTTTATGACATTCGGGACAAAGCTTTAGAGGCTGGTTCATTTAACGCTGCAATCTCTGCTCAGAATAGTTTATTAAGAGTCGGGGGCCTGATTGTAGATCGTAAGGAAGTTATGTTTGGAAAAATAGATCAGATGAGTAGAGAAGAAGTAGAAAACCGCCTGGAAAGTCTGCTCGGCCAGACAATAGAAGCACAAGTTATTCAAGATAACGCTTTAGAAAATAATGATGTGAGTGATTTAGAAAGTGAAGTAGAGCAATAAAAGGGGAGAAAAAGACAAGTATCGCTCTACTTCGTTTTGTATTTTAACTGCTAATTACACCTCTTGTCTAACCCAAATAGTAGTCAATTAAGAAAGCTATTCCGATTAATGTAAGCAATACAATTTCCCAACCTACCATTAATGGCTTATTAGGGCTTTGATTTTGTTCATTTGGAACACTAGTTTGAGCTTATCCAAGTCTTTAGCTGTATGACCGCCAACATTCCATTCAGTCATATCTTCAACTTCACGACCTTCTTCGCCTAGATAATTCTTACCGTTTTTCCAATTGTAAATGTGTAGATAAGTTCCGTCTTGAAACTCAATCTCCCATTCAACGTCAGTCTTACCGTCTGAAGATGATAAGTCGATTATCTGTGGTTCTCCAAAAGCATCAATCAACTCTTGATAAGAACATTTAACATAGCCAATTAGACTTGATCCGAAGATCGCTTCTCCATTGACTCCCTCGTTATGTGTTACATACATATATGGCTTCATATTACCTCCTCTGTTTCTAATATTATACCAATCCACTTTACATTCCTCATGCTTTTTAAAGCTTGAGAAAGCAAACTGAAATCTTCTTGATTATTAACCGAAATCCAAACTATTGGTTTATTGCCTAACTTGGCTTTTCTTGGATTCAGATCGCTTTGTATCGTTCTCAGATACTCTATGGCATCTTGTACTTGTTTAAGTTTTAAGTTCTGCATTATTGATAAATCTTTCTTCTCAAATCATCAAGAAATTGATTATCTGAGTCCTCTTCTACCTCTATTATTTCTTCTAAATCTTCAACAGTCATATCTTCACAAAGATGTTCCAAAGGTTTTAATCTCCCTTTAAAATAAAATTCTTTTATAGTTCCGTCTTTGTTTAGAATTTCATTGCCTTCTTCATCAGATACATAGAATTTTATATCTAGCACATTGACATACATTTCTTTTTTACTCATGCTTCCTCCCCATATAACCATTCATACTGTTCTTTAATTTCTTCATCACTCATGTCTTTAAAATTACTAAAACAATTAAGATAAACAAACTCAGTCAGTTCGTCATGCTTATCTCTGATGACCAAATCTTTTATATAATCTACTTCGTTATCAACCAATCTATCTTTCATTTCTTCAATAGTCATACTTCCTCCTCTTGTGAAAAATAATCTTGGTTATCTGATTGAATGCTTTGGTACTTATCGGGAATAGGATCGAATTCTTCAAAATCTGTAGAAGGATAAACTGTATCGTTCATGTCTTGTTCTAAAGATGCAAACGCTTTATCTTCGGCTTCTGAAATATCTTTGGCTTCTACTTCGTAATAGCCAACATAATCTGCCCTTACTCTAATGTAATATTTTCTTGTGGCTTTCATTAGTTCTCCTCTATTGCTTTGTAGTCTGTCTTTCTTGTAATAAACATTTCTGCTTGATATTTGTGATTAAAATCAGCTACGGTTTTTCTCGTTGCAACATCAACCACCACATAAGATTTATCAATGTTGCTACCTCTTTTTCTTATTACTTCAACTATATTAAACATATCTCCTCCTATTCTTGTTTGTTAATAAAATCTTCAATGTAATCAAGAGTTTCATCAGGCGTTGCTCTATCCCAAAAACTTCTCGCTTTGTCCCATTCGTCAGACGACATTATATCTTCACAACAATCAAACATTTTGTTGGTTAAATAACATTCGTCTATTTCGCCACACCACCAATCGTCAAATTGTTTTTCGCTTTGTTCGTCTGATAAATTTCTAGTATCAATAATTTGGATTATTGATCTGATTTCTTTTCTTAATAGACTTTTATTACTGCTCATTAGTCTAACTCTCCATTAACAAATTTTTCTCCAAAAAACTTAATGGCTTGATCTCTTTGGTCATCATATCTTTGTAAATCTTTTTGATAACTTTCCAAATAAAAATCTTCGCATTCTTCCCAATCTATTTGGTTTAATTTGTTGGCTTGTTCGCTTATCCAAGCTTGTCTGTTAAATTCTTTAATAAAGCTATAACCGTATTTAACTTCAAAGCTTGAGTTTAGAAAAGCTAATTGAGTTCTAACTTCTTCAAGTTTTTTATCAATTTCTTTCTGTTTGTTGGCTAGAGAAAATCTTAGCTCTGTTCCTAAAACCTTCCTTTCAAAATCCCATTGAAACTCAACTAAGCATTTCAAATGGTCGTTATAAAAAGTGAGTTTTGCTTCCTTCTCACATAGTTCTTGTATTAAGTTTTTCATATATTCTCCGTAAATGAATGATTACTATCTGTATATTATAGACACTATTCATGAGATTACAATAAGTAACTATAAAAAATAATAAAAAATATTCAGTCGTTGCTATCAGAAAAGGAAATCGCATTACCCCTCTCTCTTGGTCGCTTACTATAAAAAAAAGCAGTTTTTCCCAACTGAATAGGATCAACAAAGTCGGCTCACATGTCGGGACTGCTGTTGGGACTTGTCGGGTGTGGTTTCTGGAGTTTATTAACACAATTATAACACACCAGGTTAGATCCCCAGGTCTTGATCCACCAGATCAATTTGGCTACAAATAGTAAAACTAAAAGTTATAAAAACTTTTTACTTTATGTAAAATTAATCTAAAAAAATAGTTGACAAATAGTAACCTATCTGACATAATACATTCATAACTTAAACAAAAGGGAAACATTATGAAAAGAAAAATTTTTAACTTTGAAGTTACAATTGGAAAAAAAATAGATGTAACTGTTTTATCTGACGAAGATGACAGTTGGGGAGATAGAGCAAAACGCTTAATCTCTAATGGTATTGAAGATGTCCAACATATCAGCTTACCTTCTTCAGTTGACGAAATTACTATTGAAGGCGATACAGTTGAAGAAATTGGCACTAAAGCAAACGAATATATGGGTGGGTGGAATTCAAAAACTCTCGTCTTGAATGATAAGGAAGATTACGAAAATCCATACACTTGTTAAGTCGGGAGCAGTCGGGGGGAGCTTTTGCTCCCCTTTTTTTTATCTTTGAAATATCTAAAGTACACAATAAGGATCACATGCGGATCTGACCCAGGCTGACATTACCACCAGAATCAATAGGCATCCACTCTGTAATATGTTGACAAATAGTAGCCATTTAGTTATTATTAAAGTTCACTAATTAAAGGAGAAAAAGATATGAGTGAAAAACTTAAATATGAAAAAAACAAGTACGGTCATTACCGTATTTCTATAGATGGTCTGGAGTTTAATTCTTTACGCCAAGCCAAAGTCCACATTAAAAACAAAAGGGCGAGAGCTAGGAGGCGTTTGAATGGCTGAAAAATTAACAGATTGTGAAATAAGACTACGAGAAATGGTGGACGGTTATGCTGATGATTGTTCAAGCGGTAGAATGCAGTTTTCTGAACCAGAAGAAAAAAACTATTATGAACCTTACAGTTGGGAATATGTAATTGACCAATGGAATAATGTAACTGGAGTTATAATTTTACTTGCTGGGGGTGGGCCAGTTATTTGGTTAAACACCAGGGAGCAAGTTGTTGAAGGTTATTGGGGGAGTGATAGTTACAAAAAGCCAATATATGAATTTGAATATGTTATAGATTATTTTGCAGAGCGATATGATAATTTGACTGATAACATTAAAAGAGCAATTTAATGGAGTTCATACTTATTACTTTAATTGTTCTGGTTGTAATCGTTGATTATTGGCTAGGATAGTCGGAGTCGGATGTCGGGCAACCCTTCGGGGTTGCTCTATTTTTTTAGCCAACTATATACATACACATATAGAAACACCCAGGATCTGAGGCTATGGTTCTCCACCAGGCCCTACTTTACATTTAGTAACCACTTAGCTATAATAAGTGAAACTTAATCAACTATTCGGGAGAATATAATGACTGATGAATATGATGATTGGGAACTAGACAATTGTGATGGAGGACACATATACGATTGGAATGAAGATTATGTTTACGAGCTGTTTGATGCGAGTGGTATCTTTGTTGCGTATGTGTGCGACAAATGTGTGGAGAAAGTAAAGTCGAAGTATCGACCTGAAATCTTTACCAACTCTAACTACGAAAGTCCTGATGACCAAGATGCTGATTGGAAAGCTTTATTACGTAAATTGTATAATGAAGATTCTTGACAAATAGTAGAACTTAGGTAGTATTTATGTATCAATAATAGCTTTGCTATTCTTGGTCATAATGTCCCAAAATAGAAGCCCCTTAGGTTGTCGATTACCTAGGGGGTTTCACTTTATTGGGCGAAGGTAAGTCGGCAGTCGGGTGTCGGGTTTTCTTCCAGGTGTCGTCTGGTGTTACCAACTACTACAGAGTACACAATAAAAACAGCTGGGATCTGCACCTGGGATTGCGTGGAATTTTTGATATGAAATGTCGTTTAAATTTATTTAAATTATTTTTGCTCTGAGGGTTTACAGTTAGTAATCTATTTGATAGAGTGGCCTTATAAACAATTTAAAAGGAGACATTATGGTTTATAG